AAATATGCTAGTAGATCACGATCTACTTCAGCAGCACCACCTGCGGCAACATGTGCAGTATTTTCGTTACCTATTGGACTTATATCCATAAGTAAAGCAAAAATACGAATCTTGCCTTCGTTTGGAGCAGTTGATGTAGCTTGTAGCTCAAGATCAAGCGTGTCAGCAGCACCTAGTAAAACAGGTACAGAAGCTGTAGATGCAGGAGTAAGGTAACCAACACCTGATGACAAGATAGCCGAGTCATCATCAATGTCTGCACCAGCTATGTACTGATCTACGTCTGATAAACCTAAGTTTACGGTATTACCATCAGCGCCAGATTGAACTGTAGTAATCATTTCAGCACCTGCATACAATACACATGTATCAGCAGGTATAGTTATCGCTTGCACGATGTCACCTGCAGATAATGAGTTGATAGCAGAGTTTGAAAAGTCTAGAGTTGTTTGCACCATGTATGGAGACTTTTTAGGGTTCCCAGAACCTCTAGCACTTACAACTAATGAAGAAACTGTAGCCATTGTTTATTCCTCCCTACGCTGCATTATACTTGGCATTAACAAGAGCTTCTGGACGAAGAATCTTTCTGCCATATAGATGCATACCACGAACAATGTCAGCAAAGCTGTCAGGGTCACGATATGTTTCTGTTTTATTGATTTGCTCCGCAGTTGCGACAGCAGAATCATGTCCAGCTACGATTACACCGTAGTTGGCGTTTTGGTTTGCAGAACCAGTTGTACCTGGGCCTGTACCAACGGCTGGCAAGTTGCTTGAAGTATAAACACGGAAACCATGAAAGTTATTCAAAACAAGACCATTACGCATACCACCAGATTCACCGAAGTCTGCGTTGAAAAGACGTGAGTCTTCATCACGAAGAATTTCCATGAACACTGGGTCTACAACAATCCAACGTCCTTGTGTATCAACTTGTTGTTGATCCAACAAACGAGCCATTCTAGCTACAACCATTGATGGTGAAGCTGTGGCAGTTGGAAGTGCAGTAGCACCTGGCATACGTGCTGCTAGTGGAATTGAGTGATCCCCAGCAGAGGTAGTTGTAATATTGCCAAAGTCGCCTTTCTTTAACTGCATGCTTGAAAGCAATTCGTTAGAGCCAGCAGTAGATACAGCTTTTGAACCATTTACTTGGTCATTAGCTGTGTCTGCTTGTGAGTGCAGAGATGACTGTTTAAAACCTGCTAGGTAACCAAGAACTTCTTGGTCATGCTGATCAGCTAAACGGTAAGCTGCACGGTTAGTTGCAAGATCCATGAAGTTGACATGTGAGTGTGCTTCTTCGATGTCATCAATTTTAAAAGCAAAGTAGTTTGCTTTGTCGATGACAAGAGAGAAGTCCTCATCGTCTAGATCTTGTGCAGAAACAGTAGTTCCACGAGCATAGCTGCTCACAGAAATTTCTGGTTCTTTGATGATTTTCACTGTATCACCTTGAGCAGCAATCTCTCCGAAATAATCAGAGTTTGTGATATCACCAGTAACAGTACTCTTGCGGAAAGCAAGCTGTACTTTTTTCGAGTAAATTACGGAACTAAAATTACCATTAGGTAAGTTACCGTGACCCGATGCGGATGTAAAAGCCATGATAAATCCTCCTGTTATTTGGCTTTGGGTTACAAAGCTAAACGTACATTAAAGAGGCTGAATATTTTCTAGGGTGCAATCTAGTAAAGATTCGCCAATCAATACTAGTTGGGCCTGTACTTACTCAGGTGATTCTTGTTAGTTTAGACTTTCTTAAAGGTTAGCATAGAGGTAGTCTGAATGAGGCTCTGTTTGCTATGACCTTAGTTATATTAACAAATTTAAATTTGTCAACATCTTTTATCTGGCAGTGCCAGAAATATCGTAAATAAACTTATTTGCCCTAAGAGCTTCGTTTATTTTATCTTGATTTTTCTCAAAATCTTTAGTAGACATCTTAGCTACATCAGATTCTTTAATGTAACTTCCAGCTTCATCAGCATCTACAGATGTCTTGGTTCTTTTTGTAACAACAGAAGCAGCAGCTTTTTTATTTGCTTTCTTATCTGTTTTAGTTATTTTGTGATCTATCTTATATAAATCAATAACTCTTACTACAGAAGCAGGATCATCTGCATTTTCATACAAAGCATCTTGAACCCACTTAGGTTGTTCTTCTGCCCAGTTATGAAACTTATCTGCAGCTTTTAACTCATCAAAGTCAGGATGCTCCTGTCTTATCTCTGCTTCTAGTTCTATACGTTTAGCTTCGCTTTGTACTTCATCTATTTCTTGAAGTCTTTTCTCTGCTTTACTAAACATTTCTTGTGCTTTTTTAGCAGCAATAGTTTCTACTATACCTGCAACATCTGGATATTTCTTTGACCATTCAGCAATATCTTCATCAGATTTAGGTGGAGTAACAGAGGTATTCTCTAACCTATTCTCAAGAGCTTCAAGTCTTTCTTTCCACTCTTTTTCCTTTTCACCCATATGGCGTCTTAAATCACCATAACGTTTTTTAAAAGATTTTTCTTCTGCAGATAGCGTTTCTTCTTTAGCTTCTGTATGGGCCTCTTTCTCTTCGGTAACTTCTTCTTTAGATTCAGTTTCACCACGTTGTTGGGCTTCAAGCTCTGCAATCTCCTTTTCTTCGTCTTCCATTCGTTGTTGTCGTTTGGCGTAATTAGATCCACGTTCAACAAATCCTGCAGTTTTTGGGGTTTCAATTTCTGCTAGTTCAGGCATAGTATTTCTCCTTTTATGTTGGGGTCAGCCGTAGCTGAGTAGCCTTATCGTTATCAGTATAGGGTAGCCTTATCGTTATCAGTATAGGATAGGGTTAATAGGTTGTACAACTTATTTTTTCTTTTTCTTAGACATTAAGCCGCCTTTATCCATTCCTCTTGGATCACCTTCTTCTTTGGCTTTTTGTTTTGCAGTTTTACTTGCACTTGATGGTGCTGATGCTCTACCAATTTCAGCAATACTTTTACCAGTTTTCTTACTTTCTGCTTTAATAGCATCAGCTCTTTTACGAGTATCAGCCATCATTTTTTCTAAATTACTTTTACTCTCATCACTTCTTTGTCTACGTAAAGCATCTGTTTCAGTTCCAGTATCACCATCTTTTTTAAAAGTTGTGCTTGTTGAAACTCCTTTAAGTTTAGAAGTATCAATATATTCAGGTTTTGGTTTTGTTGGTTGTTTCTCTTTTATATTACCACCAAGTTCTTCTAAGAAATCTAATTTACCATCTTTATTTTTATCAAAGTTACCCATACCACTAGTTGTAAACATTCTACCAGAAGCTATAGAGTCTGCAATTTTTCTATTAACATTATTATCATCTATGTACTTATCAATCTTAGCTTCCATAGCAGAAATTTCTTCATCACTGTATTTAGCTTTACCATTAACTTCCGTAACTTTAGCCATAGCTACTGTTGCTCTAGCTTTGGCAACATTACTTAAATGTCCAATACTGCCAACTGCTTTAAAGATAGGCATGTTGGATAATATTCCACCGATCATACTTTGATCTTCTTGTTGTGCTCCCAATAAACCATCGAGATAACCTGAAGGGTCACTTACATCTATACCTTCATACCAAGGTTTTGGTTCTGGTGCTGTAGTCCCTGGACCATCGTCATCACTGCCACCACCACCTCTTTGTGGTGCGACATAATTAGGATCTATAACACACATAGTTCCATTCCACATCATTCCTTCAGGGCATCCACCTGGTGGTTCTTGTGGAGCTTGTGGTGGGCCATACCCTGGAGTACCACCTGATCCTGGATATATGTATGGTGCATTCATCCCAACAGTCATAGCCCCTGGGGTAGCATATGCTGGTACATAAGGTTGTTGATAAGGATTAGTAACCATACTAGAATCATAGTAACCTCTTACTTCTCCACCTTCACTTAAAGCAGTTGCTTGTGAGGTCATTTCTTGACTCATAGCATCAAGATTTCTTTCGTCACCTACTAAGCTTTGTAAAAATTCAAATTCTTCAGAACTTAAATCCTCATCCATAGATCTAGCAGGAGTAGGCTCATTAATAGGTGTTCCACCTATTCGACCATTTTGTTCCATATCTTGCAAGCCCATCTTAGCTTTAGTTCTTAAATCTTCAAAAAACTTTACACCGTAGAAACGAACTACATCAGCAGGAACAACATACTCTCCTTCTGACAACCTTGCTGGTACATCATCTCTTACTTCTTCCGCAAGAGAACCAGAGGGAACTTCATTACCTGATACAGGATCTCTATTCATTCCATCATCCCTTAGTCCACCCTCATCTATGAAGGCCATTTGCATTTGATCTTTCATTGTGACACCACCTTTATTGTATAATTTCTCACCTTTTATATGTTTTCTATATAAATCTGGAAAAGTTTCTTTAGCTCTTTGTTCATCTATTTTTACCATTTGTTTAAAAGCACGTACAACTCCTGGACCCCAATCATAATTAGCTTTTTTAAATGGATTCTCTATCTCATCTAATTTACTTTTTATCCAACGTGTAAGTCTTTCCCAATTATTCTTAGGTACATCTCCACCTTTATAAAATCTAAACTGTGCAAACTCTGGTATTTCAAAATCTGAAACATCTATTATTATTGGGTCAGAACCTGCTTCAAATGATATAAGATCATCTTCTTTTCTTTCAAAATTTATTTTACCTTTAGTTTCTGATTTTAATTCTTTTAAAGCTTTAATAGCTGCATCTTCATACGTTGCTTTAAAAGCTGGTTTAGAACCACCTCGTCTAACTTTCATAAGTGATTCTACAGGAGGAATAATTATTTTATTTATACCACGTTCTTTTGCATCTTTAATTACACCCAATAAAGCAGTGCGAACTGAACCAGTTAAATTTAAAGGTACTAAATGATCAGTAAAATCTTGTACATTTATTGCACTAAATATACTTGCTAGATCTTCTTTCATTTCACCATTGTTGTTTTTATCATGTTTTCTTACAACAGATTTACCAAAAACATAATCACCTAAAACATTAGCAAAAGCATTATCAATTTCACTTATTTCTTGTATACTTCTTCTTTTAATAGCACTTGTTTTTAAATTAAATTCTTTTGCTAACTCATCAACAACTTCGCCATAAGTAATTTCATTACGTATGTGTTTATCTTTTAACTTTGTAAGTTTTTTAACTGTGTCAGTAAGACCTACTTTTATTGCAGTTTCTGCAGCCTCTTGATCTGTTATACTATCAAAATCATAATTATATCTTTTTATTTCGTCTTTAAATTTTTTACTAAGTGGGACATTCCCAAGAAAATAAGAAGAAACAAAATCGAAAAGTTCAAGTTCATAGTGTAAACCTATATCACCTAAAGTTGGTAGACCATCATCTCGATCTTTTTTAATGTTAGCCCAACGCTCACTTGTTTGTTTACTTGCTATACCACCACCTTGTACAGCATCACTTTGAAATTCGTCAACAACTGCGGCTGATTTATCTCTATGGTTAATATAAGTTACTCTAGCATGACCTAAAACACCACTTTCTCCCCAATGCTCATATGCTCCATCATAAAAACTCTCTTTTTTATTTTTATTTGTTATTAATATTTCTGCATAATCAAAGTCTTCAAAACTAGGTCTTTCTGATATTAAAGATCCATCATTATTTTTTAACCTAATAGCCTTTGTAATTCTTTGCATAGTAAAAAATTTAGGTCTTTTACTTGGATCTCCTACTTCAAATCTAGGATTAGTAAGAACTTCTATTTCTACTTGTGGTGTATTTTCTTTTGCAAGAGATAATAGTTCATCTCTCTTATATACCTTATCATCTTCTAATATATCAAGAAGTCCTGACCAATATAACTCTTGTTTGTTTATATTAGGTGCATTTTTTTCTAAAAACTTTTTAGCTACTTTACCAGATATACCTTTTTTACCAACTCTATTTTCTAACGCAGTAGTTATAGAACTATAAAAATCTCTTGTATAAAATTCTTTATCTTTTCTAAAACTTTCTCTAGCAGCTTCAGGTGAAACTGTCATATATTCTGGATCGCTGTCATAAAAAAAATCTACAACACCAGTTTCAAAAAGTCTTTTGTCTGTACTTTCTTTTGTAAGTGGAGAAACTTCACTTTTAGGTAATGTATCAGTACGTTTTCTTTGTACTGGTGTTATCTGAGATCTATCAAAGTCTGATGTATCTTTTGGTGTTAATCTAATATTACCACCTAATGAACCTACAGCATCAGGATCAACCTCAATACGTTTAGCAAAATCTATTGCTTGTTTTCCTGCACCTGATTTGAGTGCTTGCTTTGCAACAACTGCTGTAGCAGCACCAGCAGGAACTAACTCTAAAGCTGTAAGTGCATCTCCGAATACACTTTCTCTAGCTCTGTTTACTTGCTCATCTGTAGCATCTGCATACGTAACATTGTACAAACGTTTAAGTCGCATATCTAAATCTTCAGTACCAAGTCTTTGTACACTGTCTGCAATATCTTTTACAACACTTTTAGTTGTATCAACAGGACTTGTTACAAATTCTTTTGCACCTTCATATGCACCTACTGCTATATTTTTAAGAAAACCAAGTTCATCTTTATTAAACTCTGTACCAAGTTTTTCACCAAAAGATTCATACTCATTATCTAAACCAACAATATTATCTACTAATAATTCTACATAACCCATACCTTTTTTAGGTTGTGCATTTATTGCATCATTTATACTTTGGTCAGTTACTGTAGATCTTCTTTTAAATTTTAAAGCAGGATCTTCTTTTTGTACATCACCACCTTTAAAGAAACCATCTGCAGTAGGATAATAATCTACACCATATCTACGCAAACCTATGGCAGCTAAAGCTTTACCGATACCTTTTGCATAACTACCCATGTCATACATAAAACTGTTTTCTTCTTTTTCAGGTTCTACATTTTCATATACTTTTTCTGGGTAACCTTTTTCTATTTCTTCCAAATCAAACATTGTGTCTGAACGCCACTCAGCATATGCAGTAGCTTCTGGTTCACTTTCAAATGTTGGTAGCTTTTCTCCAGTAATAAAATCTCTACCTTCGTTGTCCTTTAATTTTTGTTTTACTTCTTCATCAGATAACCTAGAACCGTCCTTATCAATACTAGGAGCAGTAATCCATTCAGTTCCCCAAGGTATAGTCGTAGTTACTTCAGAATAACGAGTACCTTTTTCACCAGTTATATCCCCTGTCTTATCAATCCAAACAGGTCTACCACGAAGTGTAGTATCTTTTGTTTTACTTCTAGGTCTAGGTTTAGGAACTAAACTACTATTCATTATTTACTTTATCCCTTAATCTAGTTAAAGAACGTAAAGCACGTATCTCACCTTGATATCTAAATATTTCTGCAGGATCGTCTAGTTGCTCTATTTGTTTATGTGCAAAGCCAATACGAAAATACATCTCATCTAGCATTGCATCCCACTGTGGTTTATTATTTACCACTAGTTTTAG